TTTTGACAACTACCACAATTTATACTTTGCTTGTGTTGAGGTATGTATTTTCCCCATAATACAAATAGAGTTTTTAAATCTTTTTTATCTAATCCGTCTACCTTAGTATTAGAAGAAAATATATTAATAATACTTTCTTTATCTTCTTTATTTACTTGTTCTGCAGTTGTTCCTACTAACTTCATAGCTTTATTTATATTTACAGTCCTTTCAACTCCCATTTTCCTATTGGACAATTACCAAACCATTCTTTAGTTAATCCTGCTTTAGCATCTAAAAAACAAGAGCATTTTCCACACCTAGACCCCTTCGTCAAGATAGGTTTCTTTAGCATTAAAAAGTTTCTATAAAACTCACATCCCTTGCATATACTTATACGAGCTTCCTTTATTTTTTTATCTACAAACATTTACGGCAAATATATAAAATAATTATTAGAAACTAGCATTAGTTTGAATTGCTTTTACTTTACTTTGACTACTTGTTATATCTGATTCTACTACAACAACCTTACCTGAACCTTGAGAACCACCTGTTCCTAATGAATTAAACCTAGCAGATGTGAATGCTGAGTTATTTAGAAGTCCTCCATCTGCAAACTTTGTACCTCCGCCTGCTTGATTCATTGCTGATAATTGACGACCAAACATAGCTGTACTTCTTTTATTTATAACAGCCTCTCCGCCTTCTAATTCAACAACTCTTCCTCCTACTGCAAATTTCTCCCCACCCTGTGCGTGTGATTTACCATTAACCATTCCACCATTAGCATATTCTTCAATCATACCACCTTGTGCAAATTGTTGAGACTCTACTGTAGCTAATTGAAGTGCCGTGTTAGCAATAAGTAATGGGACTACAAAAGTTCCTAGAGGTCCGGCTTGAGCATAAGCCTTTGCTATTGCTAAAGCACCATCTATTATTATCTGAACTCTAGCCATATTCTTACGCTTCTTAGCGTATTCTTTTTCTATTCTAAATTCTTCTTCTGCTGCGGCAGTTTCAAGTTTTAATTTTTCCCCATTAAAATCAGCCTGAGTTATTTCTTTATTAGCTAGCTGTCTATCTAATTCCGTAGTTTGATTAGTAGTTTGAGTTTGTAAGGCTTCTAGTTCTCTTGTTTCAGCCTGAGCTAGTTGATTAGATAAAATATTCATAGTTGTATTGGCAATATTTTGAGCCAAATCAACCTTAAAATTTTGAAGCTCCTTTTCTGTCTGATACGTATTTTCAGTTAAGCCTTCATCTACAGTAGCCATTTTTTGCTTTATTTTTTTCCAAGACTCGCTATACTTTTCCATTAATAGCAACTTCTTTTTAAGCATATTCTTTTCAGCTAAAAGCTCTTTTCTCGCTATCTCCAAAGTGCTATGTTCTTTTGTTCTAGCCATTGCATTTATAGACCTCTTTTCTCTTAAAAGTGATTCATCTAATCTATTCTCCCTTCTCTTTAAATTAGCTCTATCTGCTGTTTCTAGTGCCTTTAGATATTTTAAATAAGAAGCAGCCTTTCGTTTATCTCCATCTTCAAATAACTCATATTCCGCTTTTGCTAATTCTGCTTTCATTTCTAGAAGTTTTATATTTCTTTTTTCTTCATTTGCAATAAAATTTTCGCTACTAGAATCTCTCGCTTCTGATTCAAACCTTGCAAGCTCTTCTGCAAAATCTCTTACTGCAGTAGCATTAGGCACACAAATACCTTGACTAACATCATAAGTTTGACCTGCAGGACATTTTGGATTATCTGTTTTTTCTGCAGGCATAAAGTCTTTCATCTTTAACTTTACAGCAGCAAGTCTCTTAGCCCAATACAATTCATCTTCTGTGCTTTTAGCGGTTGCTAATTGTAATTCTTTTAATTCATCTGCTATTACTTTAAATTTAGCATATTGGTTTGCATCTTTTAAAAATTCTTTAGGTATGTCAATGAAATTATTTAGAGATGATTGTGCTAATACAAGTCCACCTTCTAACTGCTGCATAAATCCATTAATACCTTCTTCTCCCATATTATCTAAATCTAAATCAGATACAAAATCCCAAAACTCTTGAGCATCTTTCATTGCATTCATTGCCCCTCTACTAATCGTTTTACTAGGGTCATCAGGAAGTAAAAACACCTCTCCGTTGCCTGATGTTCTAGTCCCCTCAATTGCACTTATTTCTTTTTGTAGTTTGAAAATAGTGTGCAGTCGTTTTTCATTATCAGCTAAATGCTGAGTATATTCTTCTTTAACTACTTGAACAGCCATTCTATTCTTAAAGGAAAGATTTAAGTCGTCTTGTGCTTTAGTAAGTGCCTTAGTATCATTTATATCAGTAACTTGAAAGTCTAGATACTCCCCATACTTTCTGTTAATTTCCTTAAGAGCCATTTGTCTTGTTTTTTCACTAGCAGACAACTTTTTGACAACTTTAAATAGATTATTCATTTCTTTAGCCTGAATAGCCATTCTATCAGAAATCTTCTTATCTGAAGCTTTAGTCCAAACTTCAATCCACCCCCTCATACCTTTAGTTATTTTATTAACCATAGGAGCAATCTTTTCAGAAAAAACTAAAAACATTCCTTCTAATGCAGAAGTAAATCTTTTAAAAGCACCTTTAGTTGAATCCTCCATAATAGCAGACATTTCTTTACCTGCTCCTGAAGCGTTATCCAATGCAAATGTATATTTTTCTATCTCATCAACATTGTTAATCATAGACTGCATAGCAATTACTTGCCTTTTATCTACAAGACCCTGCATCTCTAATTGTCCTATTTGAGCTTTTTTAAGGATTTTAAGAGCCTTAATCATATCTTCGGTACTACTTACTGTAAAGCCTATTCTTTTGGCTAGAGCCTCTGTAGGATTAGACATTTTCAAGAATATATTTCTTAAAGATGTACCTGCAATAGAAGCTTCAATACCTGTATCAGAAAGAGAACCCATTACTGCAGCTACTCCCTCTATATCAACACCAATTCCCGCAGCAATAGCAGATACTTTAGTCATAGATGTTTGCCACTTTTCAATATCTAAAGCCGAGCTAGTAAACGCAACAGCCATAACATCAACTACTCTTGTAGCTTGGTCTGCATCAAGTCCAAACCCTCTTACTGCTGAACCTGCAACTGTAGCCGCTCTAGCTAAATCACTTCCTGTAGCCATTGCTAAATTAAGTGTAGCTTCTTGAACTTTTAGTATTTCATCTGCACTAAATCCTAATTTAGAAAAGTTCACTTGAAGTTCTGCAACTTCTTTAGCGGTAAAGAATGTAGTTCTACCTAATTCCTTAGCACTTTCAGTAAGCTTCATAAATTCATCAGTAGTAGCTCCTGATATAGCCTTTACTTTCTGCATAGAAAATTCAAACTCAGTAAAAGTTTTAAAAGCATTAACAAAAACACGACTAAGAACTCTAACAGTTCCAATGACTGCCGTTATAGTTGCAGCCATTTTAAGCATATTTGCTCCCATTTTCTTACCTGCTCCTGTAGATTTTTTCTGAGCAGATGTCTGTGCTAATAGTGCTTGTCTATTTTGCTTAATCTTTAAAGTAGCCTTATCAATAGCTCTCTCTTTATCTTTCCACTCCTTTTCTGACTCTTTATTTACCTGAGTAACTTTCTTTTGCTCGTCTTTAAGTTGTTTTAATGCTTGCTTTAATTTAAGAAGGTCATTAACCCCTTTAATTTTTACATTAATAATTTTTTGTTCTGCTCCTGCCATAGTGTTATATTGTTGCGGTTATTGTTATTGTATCATCTATTTCTGACTGCCCTAACATTGCATCTACTTCTAATCCTGTTGCTGCTGCTATCCTTTCAAACATACCTATCTTTTTTGCCGTATCCATTGCATTCCCAATAAATCCCTTTGGACTTGTAGTACCTCTATCCATAATAGAGTCCTGAACTCTTTGTGCTATAGTTATTGCAATTTCATTATCAAAAGGCAACATTCTACCTCTTTTTTGTTTTTCCTTTACCCAAGCTATTAATCTTGTTATACCGACTAATGTTCCTGCACTTAACCCTTCGTCTACAGCTATAGCATATCCTGCATTATTTGTTATACTTAGATTTATAGCACTTCCGACTACATTAAAATCAACATCAAAAGAATCGTGTAAAGTACCTGAAGCTATATGCTCTTGAGCTATAAGCTCTGCTTGCAGAAGGCTTTTCATTTGCTCCCCTTCCGTAAATAATACTCTAGCTATTCTTTCGTATGCCATTATCTTCTAATAGTATATGAAGAAAAATCTTCAAAATCCTTATTTATCTTTCCGTTTATTCTGCCTACCCTTTCGTATGGGATATCTCTAATAGTTTGATTATTAGAATAAGAGCCTTGAGCTGATACATCATCTAAATTGGAAGACCTTAACATATCAGTATAATTACCCCATTCATCTCTAATAAGCACTTTATTTAAAACTGATTCTGTCTTGCCAATTACTTCTTTTATTGATATACTGTTTAAAGAAGCAACTGTATTGCTATTACTATTTATAGTGAAACCATCATTCTGATTAAGGGCTATAAAAGTATATTCATAAGTTCCATTATTGGATGCAGTTAAAATAGGTCTTTGTGGATTAGTATTATGTGAGCTACCAAATTTTAACTCTATTGAGCCGCTTGTAATATTCAAATTTTCTATTACTAATTTGTAGGTTTTACCTATTTCAAAAATACTTCCAACTTGTGTACAGGATGAATAAACTGTCTCTCCTCCCTCTGTGTTTATTTGACTGCTATTTAAAGTTAGACTATTATTAAAAAAAAAGCCTCCTGCTGATGATACACTCCAACCACTATTTGTATAAAATTGTCCATTATTAATTAATTCAGCACCTTCAGGATTAGTATTATAATAAACATTACCTGCTGAAAAATTTACTACACCTGTATTAGAAGTAGATAATGCTCTTTTATTTATAGGATTCCAATCCTTTTCTGCAGCACTATTTCTTCTAGGTATATTTTGATGGCTTTTTGTTTTTACATATTCTCTCATATCTCTTATGTATAATTTATAATATCAGTATTTTGGTATACAGGATAGTATCCAACATCTAACCATTGTATTAATTCAACTTTTGTAGACTGATTATTGGCAGGGCTAAATTCTGACACTCTATTTACTCTCCACCAAGACCCATCAAGATAAACTAACTTTCTAAGGTCTAAATTTAATATGTCTGTAATAGTTAAACCAACATAAACAGTTCTAATACGAGGAGATGCTTTTAATTGCTCTATCATATTTTTATAATACATTGTATATAATCCCGGAACTTCATTTACCTGAAATTGTCCCGGAGCTGTGAATGTTTCGTCTGCGAAAGAAAGAGAAGGTCTCTGAACCATTGAGTGTATTCTCTCTTCCCAATCTACAAATGTAGCTCTAGGATAAACTGTTTGGTTTTGATATGAACTTCCATTACTAAATATCCTAGACCAATATGTTTGAGTACCCGATGCGTTAGCAACCATACCATTTTGAATGGTTGTATAACTTACAGGATTTTCCCAACAATAGTAAAAAATTCTTGGCACAAAATTAGATATTATTTCTGTTGGTCTCCATTGATTATTACCTAATCCTATTCCTGCATAACAATCCATATTCCATAAATTAGGAATCAATACAGGAGCTTTGCTAGCATCAGGACTATCGTGTGCATCATTATCCCAAACTTGAGTAGTGGAGGCGAATATCGGATTTATTATTTTAACATTTCCTGACTCATAATCATCTCCTAAATTTTCATTGTAATCATATAGCCTAGTTGTATCTCCATATATATTTGCCTTGAAATTTTGTTCTTTTGCAAACACATCAGAGCCATCTTTTTTATAGCCTATAGTTAATTCTCTTTTAAGTCCAATATCATAATCATCTATTATTTCTTTTGTGTAATCAACTTTCATATCCCAATCTACCCCTTCTGATTTTGGTTTGTAAAACTCATTAAAAGGCTCTATATATATAGTTTTAGACTGAACATCTGTAGTGAAATAAAGGTTAAATAATTGAGCTATACTTTTTATATATTCTACCTGACTTACTCCACAAGGAAGTACATTATTGTATTTTATATTACCTCCTAGTTTTGGAGCTGCATCATCAAATGTAATACTCATTTGAGGTCTTTGCCCTCCTAAAGGAATTGTACTTGATGTATAGCCAAATGATGTTTTTACTAAAGGTTCACATCCTAGAAGATTTTGACCTATATGGCGTCCTTGAAGTTCTATTGTGTCTCCAACCCCCAAAATAACACTACCTGAAGGTATAGTAGTAAATTGAGTGGATGTATCTCCACATCCGTCAAGATACCAATCAAGAGGACTTCCTGTAGCTTGACCCCAACCATTAGCAGTAGTCCCGATATAACCCGTACCTCCACTAAGATAAGATACTTTTACTCTTGAAGTCCAAGTCCAAGAATCTGACGGGTCTGTAGGAGTCCAAGACCAATCACAAGAACCACTATTACAATAAGCATTGCATTCTCCTCCTGCAGCACTAGCTAATGCTATTAAAAATCCCATTTGAGCATTTACAGAATACTGACCTGCTTTTTGACAAGTCCATACTCCTGTCGCATTATCGTAAGAATTAGAAGGGTCTCCATCATTTTGATTTAACTTAACAGTAGACCAACTCTGTAAACTTCCTAACCCCGTACAAGATTGAACTGTTTGAACGTCATCTACCTGCCTCCCTTGAGTAGAACTATAATGAATACCATCATCAACAGCAGAATTTGATAAGAATGGGAATGTGTTTATAAGTCTACTAAAATGGTGTGTATTGAAAAAATTAGAATCAATAGTATATCCTATACCTGCAACTATTTTTTCTAATAGAGTTTTGACATAATATGCAGGTTGAAAATCAGGTAACTTTGATTCATCAAATGTATTTACATAATTAGGAGTACCTCCTTCATTGAAATCCTTATATGATATTAAAGGATACTGTATGTAACTGTTAGCCTGAGTTTTCAACCAAGTATTCTCTATTTCTTGATAACTATATAAAAACTCCTCATCTTCTCCAAAAGTTTCACATAAAAACTTATCTTTAAGTAAACTCATCCAACTAAAGTTTCCTCCATATAGAGTACAGGAATATGAATCGGGAGAATCTTTCTGTGATGAAGTTTTAACCTGAACACTTCCATTAAAAAATGGCAACCCATCAACTAAAACTCTACATTCTTTTATGCCAAATGTTCTTTTTTGAGATTGGTCTACTGTGGGTTTCCAAATATTATTTAATAATTTATTATTATTAGCATTAGCAGGGATATCAAATGTTTGAGAGTAATCCCCAAATCTATTTTCTAAATCCTTTCCGTCTGATATATTATAAGATAAATTTAAAGGAAAGTCTTCGCTATTTGTAACCTCCAATTTACCGACTATACTCTTTTCATAATCTATTGTCTGTGTTGTTACTGATTGACTATAAGTGGAATACTGATAGTCAGCAGACCCTATTATAACATCTTGACCCGTTTCACTAACAACGGTCAAGTCATAAAACCTATCTTCAGAACTAAATGGTGCTACCGAAACATTTTGATTTGTTAGGAATCCAACTTGATTTATCCCTAGAGTTAATGGGTGTGTAGGATTCCAAGCAGGATTGTTAGATAATCTTATCGGAGGGGATAATAAACTAAGCCCTGTAGCACCGGTAATAGGAAATGAGCTTTGACTTACAGCTACCATATCTTTAGCCAAATCACATTGAACAACATCAATCACAACAGAACCATAATTAGTAGTAGAGCCACTTGGAGTGTTATTTGCATCTGCTAAAGCATAAATAGTCCCTATATTATATGGAGCTAAAAATGTCTCTGATATATTAACATAATCTATTATAATATCTCCACCATAGGTAGCTGCATATGGAGTTTTACTTAGGTACTCTATACATAAAACCTCATTACCTCCTTGAGCTACAAATGTAAATGATTGCTCTGCAGTTGTTTGGCAACTAAAAGAAGTAGTTCCCGTGCCTTCGTATTCTCCCGCCCCATTACTTCCATAAATAAGAGCGTTATCCCCACCTAGATTTATATAGGTATCTCCATTTACAGACGTCCCATTATCAAGCTTATGAGAGCCTATTTTAAGTTCTCCACCTCCCAATGTGTCGTTTTGGGCAAGTTTAATTGTTAAATTATATGTAACACCCGCAGTTAATGCTGATATTCTTTGATAAATACCTGAAGATGCGTTTGTTCCACTATACCAACAGAAGTTTGTTGCTCCCGCATAAAGAGTACAAACACCTAAAGAAGATGTAGGCGGCATTGGAAATGGACTTTCATCAATAAAAGGAGAGGTAATCTGAGCCGGACCATTTGTTGATTGCCCTGTAGGGTAGCATTGAGATTTTGCTCCCCACCAATAATTAGGAGGTACTTGAATTGTAGAAGTTGAAATATTACCTTCAATGATACTTTGACCTACCACATCTTTTGTACCTGCTCCAACTGTAACTATATTAACACTATCGTTTATAAAGCCAGGATTAGAGCCTCCATAAGTAGCTTCAAAGTTCCCTCGTGCGACATAATTAAAAATAGGGTATGTTGGTTGAGTTCCGGGAAAAACACATTGCTGAATACCATTTCTATATGGTATTGGTGTTTCCCTGTAAAATATACCACAAAAACTAGAAGGATTACCACCTCCTGCAGCTTCTTTGAATGAGCAAGGACTCCAATTTGTATTTGTAGGAGTACCTCCTGCACCGTCTAGATTCAATCCTATATAACTATAACTTTGAGTAAAAGAAGTAGTACATCCTGCCTGCCCTATATTAGAAGAAGATAAAGCACTAGTAAAGCTATGATTTGGAACATTCATAACGTGTAGAGTCTCTACACCCCCTCCTGTTGTGGTTTCCTGTAGCTTCTTATCTATAATTTCTATCTCAATCGTCTTTGCACTCATTTAATTCCTCTGTGTATTTACTTCGTGAGATTCTGAAAACTCTATATTTATTTGCACCAAACCACTTTCTTCATCAACTAACATAGTATTTGAGTTTGTTATAAGAATAGGTGTATATCCTAATTTAGATGGTCTCGCTTCATTTGTTGTACTTAATGTCTGTAAATAGGCAGAAGCTTTAGTTTCTTGCATTATCCATACATTTGGAGAGGTTAATATTTCCTCCACCCACCTAGATTCATCAGGAGAAAGAGGGTCTGTATATGCAGAGTAATTTCTATTAGCATTTACATTTAAAACTTCTCTTGAGTGAGGGTATACATTAGCTCCAATACTACTATTAGCTACAGTTGAGTCTGATTTTTTTGGATGTTTCCTGTCAGGACTTCTCTTCTTTATAACATCTTGACTAACTTCTAATGATGAGGTCATATTCCATTTAGCAGTATATGTGTCAATTCCACCTAATCTATTTAACCACATAAATTTAACTCCATTTTGCATACCTAGAGTATTTTTCCAATTTCCTTTTGTTTCTAAATCTAACTCATAATACATATATCCGCTTGGTTTACTAACAACACTACCTGTAGCCTGTCTCATTGCAATACTTACTCTGTAGAATTTATTTGTAGTGGTTATAGGATTTGCAGTATATGAAGGAACACTTTCGGCAATATTTCCACCATTATTATGTTTATTTATCCAATCAGGAGATATGTTCTGTGTAAACCCCCTATACTGAGACCTATAAATCTTTCCATTTATAGCCATCCTAGCTCTTCCGTTCTGCATAAAATCCACTAAGTATACCGTATCTGTAAGTGATGTAAAGTTTCTGTCAGAAGATACATCTACCTTTAATGCAAAAGCATCACAATCACTTATTGCACCTGTAGCTATGTAAGGTAAATCCCTTTGATACCATTGAAGGTATTCTGATTGAGAATTTATATCAACCTTCTTCCAATATATAGTATTACCTGTACCTGATGTTCCTGTGTTGAAATTAGGAGAATTTGTAAGAAAACGATTAGAGCTACTATATCTTCTCATCTCGTGAGACCTTAAATTATGAGAATCTGACCATTGAGGAGCTGAATTAATAATAGAAAAATCACTAATAGTACGAGTTGAAGGACTATCTGATATTTCTAAACTTCCATCTGATTTCATTACTTCAAACTTAGCAAATACACGGATTCTTCTTTCTGTTCCATTCATTGTTAAATTAAACATACTAGGAGCTGCTGTAGTTGCTGTTAAGGCTACGTCTTCCATAACCCATTGACCATTTAATCCACCAAATAGATTAGGGATTATACTTGAATTTGAACTGCCTTGAGGACCTGTACTACCGTCATTTAACCCTCCAAAAGTTCCAATATTATTAGGCACAAGACTGTAAGAAAGTAAATCTGCACAAATATCACTTATATCTATTGTAAATCTATGACCTGATAATGTAGGATTTTCAGCTACTCTACCATTCCATTTTTTAGGAATATCTTTTGACTTCTTAATTGTTGCTATTTTTCTAAAATCTGAAGTACTAATACTAGATTCAATAGAATTAGTATGTTCCCAAATATCAAAAACAACATTTACTAAATCTCCTGTCACTCTTTCTCCTGAAGAACCTGTTCCTTCTTGAGCTTGTGTAAGATTTGTGTTTTGCCACCAAACCTGCAATGTTATTGGAGCATTAACACTATGAATATAACAATCTGTATTACCTCCATAAACATCATAAACATATCCCCCACTATTAGCTGCTAGAGAGCCATAAGCTCTAGGGGATATACTAAAGAATATATTGGTGTAATTTAAGTTTTGTGCCATTGTTTAATATATTTTGTATTTTCCGTTTAAGTAATTTTGCACCGTTTCTATTTCGCTAGAAATTAAAGCTCTATTATAAATTATAATCTCTTGTAGATTTCCGTCTAAACCTCCTAAGTGAGTTCCGTTTCCTATCTTAAATTTAGCTGAATTATATGTTTGTGCAGGATTGTACCCAATCATAGTACCTTGCTGTTCAGGAGTATTATTATATTGAATGCTTAGATTAGCTGCAGATGAATCTACTTTCATTGTTGCTATATGATATTTTGATGAGTATCCATTCCATATCCTTCTAGCATTGTATTCTCCTGCAGCACCCGCCCCATCATATATATGACAATATATACTCTCAGAAGAACTACCTAAACATAACTCTACATTACCAAATTCATAAGTGAAGTATGAGCTTTTCTCTGAGTTAGGAGAAAACTCTCTTATATCTGAAGCAGCCATACCAACCATAGTTGCATCATTAGAGTTTGTACTGTCATCAGGTATTATAGGATATACAGCACCATCTCCCATTCTCCACCAACCAATAAGATTTGAAGAGCTAGTTGCTAAAGTTGTTAATTCGTTTGGATTACCTAAGTTATAAATTTCAATAACTTGAGCAGCAGTTAATTCAGCATTATAAATACTACACTCATCTAAATCTCCCACATAAGGATTTGTATTACCTTGACCTAAATCAAGATTAGATGAAGTTTGTTGCATACTATTATAAACACCACCTTGAAAATAAGAGTCTTGAGATTCCACTCCATTTACATATATTTTCATACCTGCAGGAGTACCACTACCATCATAAGTTGCAGTATATAAAGCCCACTCCCCTTTCTGACCTGTAGTAGTTACTCTA